TTAACACCCTTCTTGGTCATGCCTGCACCTGACTTGGTAGGGCGATAATTACCGCCCTTACCAGTTGTCTTTTTTATAGGCTTAGCTTTTTTTCTTGGCTTTTTTACTGCCATTACAAATTTTAACCGTAGTTTTTAATTAGCGTAAGCACTATGACATAGGTATCACCACTGGTGTGACCAGTTGTGGTTAAAGCTATATCTCCAGTTTTTCCACTAGCTGCAGCAGTATTTAAAATACCACCAAACTCAGTAAAATCTTCCGAATCTGCATAGTCAGTGTTTAAATCCCAACATACAGTATTAGTATCTGCTACCCATAAGAGTCTAGCACTCATACCAAAAGTAGAATAAACAATCTTGCCAAGCCTTACGCCTGAGCATGCCTGTCCATTACTGCTTGAAGATAAAGCACTTACATCCACTTTGGTTACAGCAGACTCGCCTGTGCCATCAGAAGTATTTGTAAGCTGAATTATAGCCAGTCTTTCACCATCTACTATAGTTGTTGATGTTACTGCATCTGCCATAATTTACTCCTTATGATGCTATATCGAAGCCAGTTATCTCAATTAAGAAACGACCTGCTGTATAAGCTGCATGACCTGTACCTTGACCTACAAGATATAAGAATTGGTCTGCCACAATGTCTCCACCTGCTACCATAGTACCTGCTGAAGCTGCGCCTGCATTAATAATTGATGTTTCTGTTAAAGCGCCAATGGCTGTGTCATTAACACCTGTGCCTTCAGTAGCAGAAAATAAATCTATATCTGTACCTCCGCCTGCAGGGGTTTCTAAACAAGTCATCGTTACTCCAAAAACAGTTCCTTGGTTTACAGTAGTCACCTGACCAATGTAAGCAACTCCATCGCCGTCTTTACCAATAATGTCACCTGCTGTTCCACCATCTCTTAAACCTGTTAAATCAATCATAATTTTTGTTTTAACAATGTTTACATTTGTGTCTGTATCGCTTTTAAGACGTTCTACTTGTGTTACATAAACTGCTGCTGTGCCTTCTATACCTGCACTGCCTACAGCTTCTGCTGACATTTTACTGCCACTTGTTACTGTTACTACGCCAGTTGTGGCGTTTTTTGTAATAGTCTCAAAACCATTTTCGGACCTAACTGGACCGCTAAATGTTGAATTTGCCATAATTTCCTCCTACGGAAATAAGTTCTATTGTCTCGGCTTGTCTGCTAGGTCAGTCGATAGAACAAGTTAATAATCCTAGTCCTTTGATTGTATACGAGTTTTGGGAATAAAAAAAGGGAGCTAATGCTCCCTTTAGTGGTTTGAAGAACCTTAAGCTCCTTGAGAGCCAAATACTCCACGCCAGTTAGAGACACCAAATGAGTATCTTTCTCTAGCTCTATACCTAATGTTACCTGTTGAAAATTCAGGTTCCATTGTAGTTTCCATTCCTGTTCTATTGAACATTTTTAGTCCTTCACCATCTGAATTAACCGATGTCATAATAAAATATGCATCAGGGTCATTTAGATAATGATTTACTGAGAAACCGTTAGGCATTGAAGATTGATTCTTAATTGAGTTGATATCGTTATCTGATGTTCCAACTCTTCCTGTTGTATTTAACAGTCTGTCAGCCACAAATGTTAATTGTGGTGGTACTATTAATTTATCAGGTCTAACTGCAATAGTTAGATTTCTGTCGTCAACAAATGTTGATATATCAATTATGTTATCTTCAAGTGAAGTTTCATTAAGGTCAGCCATTGTTGTAGCTCTGTTACGAGCTGTTCCACCACCCGCTAACGGATGTGCTGTGGAAATTAATTGCTGTCCATCACCAATAGCGAAGTTAGCATCAAACGCATTGTTTAATACATTTGCTCCTTTTACTTCTTTGGTGTGTTGCATTGAACGTGCCAATGCTTTTGTGTATCTTCTACCTAATTGGTCATACAGGTTATCTTCAATAGCCTCTTCAGTTAAAGCAAAAGCAAGAGCCACAGTTTCGTGTGTATATCTCGCTGTATAGCCTTCTGAAGCACTATCAAAATTAACGCCTGCACCCTCTTCCTTGACAGGAGCTGCACCAAATCCAACTACAAGCACTTCTTCTTCAAAAGCTCTATCTGAGTCTTCTATAGAATAAAGTTCTTTGTATTCTTCTTGGTTTTCGTCATATTCAAGTCCAAAAAGTGCATTTAGACCGGGTTCAAGTTCTTTCGCTAATTGCGCTCTACTTATAGCCATCTAATTACTCCTTATGCTAAGCCTGCGCCTTTTACGCCTGCTATATGATTTTGAATTACAACTAGAACATTAGTGTTTGCTGAAGCAACGTCTGAGTTATCAGGGTCTTGACTTACGTCAATTGCTTTTAGCGGCAAACTTGTTGCAGTTGCGCCTGTTGTCACGTCTAACTCTGCTCCTGAAATACCTGTAAAGGTGCTTCCTGAGTTTGTATAGACGATATCAAAGTTACCAAACAAATCAGCCACTGGGAAAGTGTCGTCTGCTTGGACTTCAAAGACCGTATTAGGGTCATCGTGTACAAAAGCAATTAAATCTGAAGCGTTCGTGCTTGCAGGGTAATAATTACTAAATTTTTGCTCTTTTGTTGTTGGGTCTGTGAACATACATCCGTTGAATACGCCAACTATTGGAACAGTTCCACCGTCAGCATGTATTTCTACACCGCCTCCAGTTACCTGCATAACCAAGTCGCCTTGGAAAATGCTAGTTCCGTAGTTTGCAGCTATTCTGTAACGGCTTTGTCCGCCTGAATAGGGTGAGCCACCCATCATTCTTACAGGCTTAAGACCAAATGAAGCGTCTTTATTCGCCATATTTTTATCCTACCTTTTTTTACCAAATGATACTTGAGATTTTCTATCAGAATTATATTTAACATATCGATTGTTGCCTTGAACTTCGTTAAACATTGTATTATCAAGTGCTTCGTTTTGTTGCACGTTACGATTTTTATAATGTTCATTTCGTTCTTCAACAGTCTCTACTGGTATTTTTGCTAATATCAATCCACCTACTGATATGACTCCTGCGTGTCTTCCATGCTCAATAGTAGGTAAAGGGAAATCAGGTAATTCGTCTTCTCGGACAAACTCCCATCCTTCTCTCATTCTAGCAGAAACATTGTTTCTGTCTTCGATTCCTACATACTCTGCCCTTATCCATCGGTATTGGAAACCTTCAGGTGGGGGTGGAGTTTCAAGCATCCTTGCAGGTTGCCATGGTTTTCTTCTAGCCTTTTTATCGTGTTGCTCACCATCACGAGATTCGCGTGTTACATTATCAATTGCATCTAAATCCATTATTTTGCTCCTTCAATTTTAACTATTTCTTTACCTACTCGTTTCAGCCACTCTTGTTGCGTCATTCCGTACGGCTTCAGGTTACTCTTTACTGAAGCATGGTTAGAATTAATCTTAATACCGCTTCTCTTCCCTTGTGTTCCTTGGCGACTTCCAGTGGAAGCAGATGCTACTCTTTGCACAGATGAGTTAGCATCCTTTGAAACGCCTTCAGGTTGAACCTTTAAATTAGGATAAACCTTTGTCATTCTTTTGTCCAATTCTTCATAATATTCAGTGTCTGCACCGTCAAAACCTTCGTTTATCAAGTCTTCATGAATACCCATTGCAGTGTATGTCTTGACTCTATCCTTTTGGAACCAGTCATTTTTCTCTTGCCATTCAACTGCTTTAGAATCAGGCTTAGGTTTATCATACACTGGTTGTTGTAGGTTTTGTACACTTTGTGGGTTATTTTGAAAAGTTTGTTCTTCTTGTGTTTGCAATTGAACCTTAGCTAATCTTACCCTTTCTTCTTCTAAAGATACTTTATTTAAAAGCTCTACGCTTTTTACTTCTAAATCAGGGTCGTTGGTTTCTCTTGCTTTTCTGTATAAGTCTTCTGCTTGTGACCTTTGAGATTTTACTCTGTTTTCATATTCTTCAGTATAGCTTTTGTCTAAAGTGTTAGCTCTGCTTTTTACTGAAGCATATTCATTGGATAAATTATTGTATTTAGATTCAGCAGTACTTGCTCTTATTTCAGCCTCTCTAATTTTATCGTTTAATTTATTTATTCTTTTTGATACACCTCTAGTGTACTTATCAAGTTCATCGTCACCACCTGAGTTGGCTTCGGTTGCTTCAGTTTGTGTTTCATCAGTATTTGTCTCTACAACATCTACGACTAACTCTTCTTCTGCTTGAACCTGATTTTCGTTGTTTACTTCTTCCATATAATTCTCCTTATACTGAAACAATGTCATCAGGGTTTAAAATAGTGGCTATAACTTCGTCATCATTGATGATTCTGACTTCGCTTTCATCAGCCAACCTAAACCTAGAACCTGCATATCTACCTATCAATATCCATTCTCCTTTTCCACACCATGCAGACTCAAATCTCTTTTTGTCTTTATAGCAGTCAGGACCCATGGCTACGACATAGGCAACAACAGTTGCTAGGGTTTCTCTTTCGATGGTCTCTTTTACTAACTGGATTCCACCTTCTGACACTCCCTTACCCTTGTAAGGTAGTACCAATAAACGCCAACCTGTAGGTTGAGGCATCCTTTCAAGAATACTTTTATCTAATAAACTAGGGTCTAAAACTCTGTCGTCCTCTTCAACAAACGCTTTATCCAAGTCAATAGTGTCTTCTTTTTGTTCTTCTACAATATTTTCTTTCGGCTCACTTTTCATCAATCTCTCCTTTTTCATGTAAGTGTTCTTTTATCTTATCATGAATATAGGATAATGAAGATATTTCGCCCATTAAAAATTGGTATTTTTCCATATCTCTAATGCCACCTGACATTAAGATATCTTTGATTTGCTCCTCTCTTTCACTCAAATCCTTACGGATTGCATGAATAAAATCATACATATCCATAATTTAAAAAACGCCGTTAAATTTAGTACCTCGCAAAGCAGCTCCTTTGCCTCTGCTTTGTCCTTTACCATATCCGGGCTTATGTGCAGTATCTACTTTAACTTTTTTTGGTTGTGATAAAGGTATGCTACCTTGACCTTTTATAGTTATTGAAGTTTTTGCTTTCATTAGTTACTCCTATTTAGTTTTTTTTGTTGTAGCTTTCTTTTTAGCTGTAGCTTTTTTAGCTGTAGTTTTTTTCTTCGCAACTTTTGTTGCTTTTTTAGGTGCTTTACCACCTTCCCATGCTTCATTGACATCAGGTGTACTTAAGTCATCAGCAACATAATGACCCCTGTCATCTCTTGCTCTTACTGATTCTGTAGTTTCTACAGGTGTTACTTCAGCCGTTGGGTTTTCTAAATTTTTGTTTTCAGCTTTTTTTGCTTTTATTTGTTCTACTATTTTTGCATTTATTGAACTTGTCATTTGTTCATCCTCGCTTGTAAGTCTATTAATTTTAACTCAGCCTGTTGTTCCAATCTTTTCTTTGCAATGTCATTTTTTTCATTTCCAATCATTGCTTGTTGGTCAGCTTTTTGTTGCTGTAGTTCTAGCTCAGTTCCTTGCTCCATGGCATCTTGTTGTTCTTTTGCCATAAATTGTTGATTCTTCATGTCAATCTCTTTATCACGCAATCCAAGCTCTTGTTGTCTTATTGCAACGAGTGGGTCTTCTTGCTGTGGTGGTTGTACTGAAGATAAAAATTCATTTGATAATTGTGCCAATATTGGTGAGCTAAAGCTTTCTAATATTGATTGTATCTGTAGTTGTAAACCTTGTTGTTCTTGTGGTGGCATCTGCTGTGCTTGTTGCATAGATTGTTGTATCTGTTGTTGCACTTCAGGTGGCAGTTGTTGTTCTGCCATTTGTGTAGCCATAAATTGTAAATGTTGCATTACATGTGCAATTATTACTGATTGTAGCTGTGGATTCATTATGACCGCTTGTGTTAAAAACAATGTCTTATGTGCTTCAACATGTGCCTCATGGTTTTGTTCAGGAAAAGCTTGTTGTGGTATACCTTGTAATAAACCACTGTTTTCTATACCTGCATCTACAGGTTTTGGTGTATTGTCGGGTGGTGGCATTAATAATGTTTCAATATTATCTACACCCAAAGCTGCATACATTCTTCTGTATGCCTCATAAATACCTTGTGGACCATGCAGTTCAGGATTAGATTGCACCATAGTCAGTAGCTCTTGAGCCATAATAACTCTTTGGCTCATAGAAAAGATATTTGGGTCTGATACTGGTATTACGTCAACCTTTGTATCAAAATCTTCTACCTTTACTTCTCTAGCTCCACTACCTGTTTCGTATGGATATACCGGTGGCAAGAATTCTTGAAATACTCTTGCTAATATTTTAAATTCATTTTTTTGTGCATAGTGTAATCTTTTGTGTATTGCACTCATAACCTTTGTGCCTTTTTCTAACAAGGCTACTGTAGTTCCTACAGGCATAGCAGCGTTACTATCACCAACATTCATATCAGCTATAGCTGCAAATCTTTTTCCTGAATCTACAAGTAAACCAAGTAAGCTAAACAATACATTGCTTGGCTCTTTGTATGGCAATGGCATTAAAGAGTCTTTCAAAGCACCACCGGGTGCATCAACATCTCTAAATTCACCGGGTTGTAGTGGTGAGGCTTCATCTCTAATTCTGATGCCTCTAGCTTTAAAACCTGCAGGTAAATTGCTTAAAGTACCTGCGTCAATTAATTGTCTTAGTATTGATGTAGAAGCTTTTGATAAACCACCAATCATGTGTGATAAGCCAAGTCCATAGAAACCTAAACCCGGTAAAAACTTGTACTGTACGAAATAGTTAATCTTATTTCTCAATGGGTCTTCAGGTTCGTAGTTTCTCCTAATGGACAATATTTGTTGCGATGAGTCGTCTATAGTTATGATATAAGGTATTTTTAGACCTGTTGACTCGCCCATGTCATCCGTGTCTTCAAAGCCTTCTATCTCTGCTACAGTATGTATTTCAAATAATTTTCTTTGCTCATCACCTGTATAATCAGGCTCAACACCTTGTATTTTGTCTATTTCTTTTGATATGTCATCTCTTACAGATGTTTGACCATCTTTTAAGTCTACATCAGAATAAAAACCAGTAAGCTGTAATTTTCTTACTTCATTGCTACTCATTGATACTATATGTGTAACTCTTTCTGCGTCTAGTAAATTGGTAGCTTCGTATGGTACAAGCAAGTCTTCAGCAGGTATAAACTTTGATACAGGTCTATTTTTTGCTGCATCGTAATAAACTTTCTTAAATGCACTACCTGATAACGGTAGATAAAATAACAATTGGTCTAAATCAGGGTCGTATTCAGGCATTTCGTTCATGATGTAATAATTCATAAACTCACAAACTCTTTCAGCTTGCATCTCTGTATTCATGTCTCTTTGACCAATGATTTGTGTTTTTATAGGTCCTTGTGCAGGTAAGAGTTCCTTGTAAGCCTGTGCTTGGAATTGCGTAACGGCTTCTGCTAAAATTGGATGTATAACACCCGAAGAGCCTTCAAAAGGTTGACTTCTTTGTTCATCAAACCTCATGCCTAAATATTTAAGACCATCGGTATATGTTTTTTCCCACTCTTTTCTTGATTCTTTGTCGTTATCTACAGCATTTAAAAGCTGTGAAGACAATGAGCCTAAGACTGAATCATCTAAATAATCTACTAAATTAGCGTCAAAAGGTATCTGTTCTTGCTCTTCTTCCATTGGCTCATCAAAAGATATTTCTTCATCATTGATGCTAATTTCCATTGAATCTAATAAAGATTCGTCAAATGTTGGTTCAGGTGTTTCTACATCAAAACCTTCAACACCAACATTTACAGACTTGCTTTGGTCTATTACGTCAGGGTTATTTTCAGTGCCTAGTTGTCTATCAATTGCCATAGTTTTCTATTATATCCATAAAATTAGTAATATGTTAATGCCTTTCTATCAAATGACATTTCATCTGCATAGTCGTTGTCCAGTTCTATCAAACCACCTTGCCTAATTCTCATTAAAGCCATAGTAGATGAATCACAAAAGTCATCGTGTTCGCCAAATGGAAAAGCTGCTAATTCTTCAATTACTTCTTCTGCAAAAGCATCTTCTGTTGCATATACCATACCACTTTCAAACATAGGTGCAATAGAGTTCATTCTTGCAACTTTGTCTTGACCTCTGCTAGGTGAGTAAGATTGTACAGGTATGCCTATTTTTCTTAGCTCTTGTGTAAGTGGTGTACCACTAGCTTTTGCCTCTATCAAAACTATGTCAGGCTCCCAGTATTTATATTCTTCTAATGCTAGTTTTTTTAACTCAGGAAAATCTACCCTATGCCTACTTGCATCTAACAAAATAATTGCATTTTCACCACCGTCTTCAGGTTCAAAGATACCCCATGTAGTTATTGCAGAATAGTCAGCACTTTCTTTTGCACTAAAGGCAGTATCGTAACTTTGTATAATACAACCACAACTTGGTATGCCTTCTTTTTCCCATGTTTGCCACCACTCTCTTTTGACTATAGAGCCACTTTCAGCAGTTGGATTTTGCATCCACTGTGCGTTCCATTTGCTTATAGGTAAAGAAGCTTTGACAGATAATAATTCTTCTTTTTTCCAAAACTCACCCCACAATGGTTCTTCTGTGTCAGGCATAATCGCAGGAAATTCTACAACCTCCCATTGGTCAGCGTGTGTTTCTGATTGTCTTTTAAGTAACCTACCTGCTAAGTCTTTTGTACTCCATCGTGTCATAACCAACACTATGGTTCCACCGGGCTGTAATCTTTGTCTTGGTCCTGATGTATACCACTCCCAAGCTGCGTCCATAGCTGTAGGTGACATAGCATCTTGCTCTGAATGTGGGTCATCGATAATAAGTAAATCAGCTCCACGACCTGTAATAGCACCACCAACTCCTGAATAGAAAGCTTCTCCACCATCATCGGTAGTCCAACGACCTGCTGATTTGTTGTCTCCTGATAAGGTTATGTCAGGAAATACTGCTTGGTACTCTTCGCTATCAATGATATTACGAACTCTACGACCAAATCTTACAGCTAATTCTGCTGTGTGAGTTGCTTGTATTATCTTTAAACTTGGATTTAAACCCATCATCCATGCAGGAAAATAAGTAGATGCAAACTCTGACTTAGAATGTCTTGGTGGCAACATAACCATAAGTCTTTTGCATTTACCTTGTGATATACGGTTTAGTTTTTCTGCAAGTATTTTATGGTGTCTGCCCATAATAAAGCCTTCCCAGTGAAATTTTACAAATTCTAAAAAATCACCTCTACACCTATCTCTTGCATTTAAGTTCTTCCATTTATCTATAAGTGTAAGTGCTTCTACTTGTTCGTCCTTAGACAAAGCATCAAAAGATTTTATTTTTTGTAAATCAAGCATTAGGTGGAGAACCAACTGAAAATAATTTAAAGGACTGCTGATTCTCCATGACATGTGTTTGAAGAGAGAGAGAGGATATCCGTGAATATCTACAAACCATCATGTCAATCAGACTGTACCCCATTCTTTGCCCTCAAACAACAAAGCTTCTGAGTTTCTTCTTTTCATCAATCCTTGATTTGGCACGCCATTTACTTTGTTCCAACGTTTAATTTGGTTTGGCACATCTGCCCAATCTTTATTATTTATTACTTTAAGTAAAGTTGACGCACCTAAGTTTGATGGTCCAAGATTAAAAACCCATGATACAAGAGCATCAAATTCATTTTGTTTAAGGTCTGCTTCTACCATGTCATTAATATAGCCTTCGTATTCGTGTAACTCATGTGCAAGTAAATCTTCAGCGTCTTGTTTGGTTATTGTCATGTTATCTTCTACAGGACTACCGTCTATAAGCTTAAGGCTACCAAAACCTATTGTTTTTTTATTAGCAGCACATCTGTAACTTACTGGATTACCACTGTCGTCAGTAGGGCATCCTTCATAAAACTTAATTAAATCAATACCTTCTTGTGATATCTGCATTTCTTTACTCCTCTTTTGTCGTAGTAACTTTCTTATAATAGACAACAACTTCTTTAAGTTCATTTATATACCTCTTAAGTTCTTGCATGTTGTAAGCCATTAATTCATAGTCAGGCACTGACATTGCAAAAAACACCACCTGTCCACTTTCTTTTTCGATTCTTAATAAAAATTCATCTATGTTTTTATCTGACACGACATACCAGTATGGCTCTTTTAAATCTATTTCCCTTGGCATTACAGGTTGCACTATAGTTCTTTCTATAGGTTTAGATATAATTTCTACTTGTTTAGTCGGTAGAAGGCTGCAACTGCAAGCCATCATCAAGACTGTCGATGTTACGACTATCTTCTTCAATGCTATTAAATACATCTTTGGTTCCCTTGTTTACTCTTGGTTCCAACAGTCCGGGTTTGGCTGCTGCTAATTTGGTCAAATTGTGTCTTTTAAATATATCAAGATAACGGTTCATATCTGCTTGTATTTCTTGATTTCGTAGTTGTATGGCTAGTAAGCCTTCTGTTTGTGTAGCAAAATCATTTTGTAATGATTCTATTGCTATTTTTTGCTCTTGGTCTCTTAGTTCAAATGCTTGATTTAGTGCAGATAGATTAGAGTTTTGGTAATAAAGTCCAATGCAAAGTAACAGAAGAACACCTATGACCCCTAAAAATACTTTACTCATACAAACCTAGATAGAACCAATGACACTAATATAAAAGGATAAACTGCCCATATCATATTTTCTAATTTATCAAAACGCTTTGCACCGTCTTCTAATCTTTTTTCTATATTTGCATATCTAATAGAACACTCTTTCTCATGCGTTTCTATTTTTGTAATAGCTTCTTTTGTGGTTGCCATAAATCTCACTTTCTTGAACGATTTTTTGCTTTGCTTTGTATTTTTAAATTAGATGGTTTGTTATTTCTAGGGTTGTTGTCTTTGTGTGCAACATCTTTGTTATCGCCAGTAAATGCTTTTCCAAGTTTTTTCATAATCGCTCTTGCTGCGTTTCTCATAGCCCTATCCTTTTTTTGCTTGGGTTTGCTGTGAAAATTTTTGTATTCTTTTTTATAATCTCTTTTCATATTATTTAACTGTATAAATTTTTAAAGCTTTTTCTTTGCCTTTAACTTTTATTGCCTTTAAAGATTTTAACTTATAACTAACACTTTGTGCAGTATTTTCTCCAATTAATATGTCAACACCTGCTTCTTTGGTTGCAGATTCTAGTCTAGCTGCTGTATTAACTGCATCTCCGATAGCAGAATAATCAAATCTTGTATCTGAACCCATATTGCCAATTACAGCTTCACCAGTATTTACACCAACTCCTATTGCTATTTCATGTGATAACTCTTTGTTAAGCTCCTTGATAGCTTGTTGCATTTCTATAGAAGTCTTTACTGCTTTCTCTTCATGATTCTCTAAATCCATAGGTGCATTAAATATAGCCATACAAGCATCGCCAATAAATTTATCGACCATGCCACCGTTTCTTTGTACACATTCTACTTGCACAGTTAATGCTTTGTTCATTATTTCTGTCACTTCTTCAGGTTCTAGTTTTTCTGATAAATTTGTAAAACCTCTTACGTCTGTAAATAAAAATGTTGCGTATCTTTTTTCTCCACCTAGTTTTAATAATTCGGGATTTTTCTGTAATTGTTTTACTTGCCTTGGGTCAAGGTAATGTTCAAATTGTTTTTTGATTTGTAGACGCAATTTAAACTGCTCTCTGAAGCGTAAATAGAAAGCAATAGCTCCCGTTATAAATTCTGCTATCAAAGTCCATGTTACATCAACTAAAATACCACCTTGTATTAACCAGTAACCACCTAAAGCCGTACACAACATCGCAAAACTAGCTAATACAATGCCTAGGGTCATTCCAAGATAATTGATTACAAGCCATATCAGTGACACAAATATTGTAAAAATTGCTAATTCTGCTGCTAAACTCCAATCAGGTATTATTGGTGAGTCTTGTATAAGAATAGACTCGGCTAATGCTGTTTGTATTTTATGTGGTTCTAATAAACCAACTGGGGTTGCGATTTGTGGCATGACTCCATTGGCTGTAACTCCAATAATGACAAACTTGCCTGCAACTTTCATTTCTTGCAAAGTGGTTTGTGGTGTGTCTACCCAACTAATCCATTTGCGACCAAAGCTGTCTGTTTTTACTGGTGGTAAATTTCTTACAGCTATTTCTTGTATACCATTATCATTTGTAGTGATAATGTAAGAACGAGTGCCTGTAAGTGCTTTTAGTATTTCTGTTCCAAAGCTTGAGGTCCAACCGTCAGGTGTTTTCATTAGCAAAGGTATTCGCCTTACTAGTTTGTCAACATCAACAGGTGCTGTTGCTATACCTTGATATGCTTTGTCTTTGAGTATGTCAATATTTTCTACAACACCTTGTGTTGGTATGCCACCGACTGCATTACCTTTTATAACGGTGCCAACTGTTTGTGGGTATTTACCGTTTGGCGATTCAAACATTGCCAGTACGCTTGGTGCAAAAGATAAAGACTTTGCAAATACTTCGTCACCACCAAATCTATCTGCTTCAGAAAAAGCTATAGACCAACCAACTCCAATTGCACCTTCATTTATAAGGTCAACTTGTATCTGTGCTAAGTCTCTTCTTGGAAAAGGATAGCCACCTCTTTCTCTTACATCGGACTCTGATATGTTGAGTATGGCAAAATTACCACTCGGCAATTGTTCTTTAACCAGTGCGTCAAATGTTTTTAACTTAAGTATCTCTGTTGGGGTAGACTGAAACACTAACGGTAAAGCTAGTGTTATCAGTATTGGAAGTATTAGTCTTTTATGCATTTTGACTATTCTTTAATTTTAGTTCTACGCTGTCTAGCTTTTTCGTTATTGTGTTCTTTGACTCGTTCGTTTTCTTCTGCAAACCAGTCTTGTATGATTTGTACTTTAAGGTCTTTAGTAGACATCTCGCTAAAGTTCTTTAGTACCTTGATGTGTGTAGGCTTTATAACCAAGCATGTGTATTCGTGGTAACACTCATCAGATAATACGAAGATGTAATTATCTCCGTGGTAGGTCCAACCTTTTTTTTCTTTTCTAAGTTCCATATTAATTAACTCCTTTTTATTTAATATACTTATAATTATATAGATAAATAAACAGAAGTCAACACTTTTCTACACTTATTTAATCTGACTGAGTTATTGTTATGACTGAATCACTGCCACCATTAACTTTTATTACATTGGATATGCCATCTTGTATGAAGATAACCGTATAAGAGTCACTACCATTTAAATCAACTCTGACGTTTTCATTTACCTGCCTTCGTAGACTTATGACATTGCCTGTAATAATTGTGGTTATTTGTGTGTCAGGGTCCTTGCCCAAAAGCGTTCCTGATATTTGTGTACTGGTAGCCTGTGCCAAGGAATCTTCATCTTCTGCTATGGCAAGAGCATCTAATACGTTAAGCAAATCTTCTAAATAATTTACATCAAGATAATTAATATCTAATTCTGTGTATTCCAAGTCGTCACCTGCTAAAAAATCTTCAGCTAGGTAATCTATATCCAAATCATTAAAATCTAAAATGTTTTCTTTTTTGGTTGTTACCTCTTCTTGTATTATTACTTCTTCTTTAGGTGGTGTGACAATAAGCATGTTGTCAATCATGTTTAAGGTCAAATCTAGTATTACTGGACTGCTTGGTTTTGATTCAAAAACAGATACAGTTGTTGCCTGATAAGGTTTGTTCAGTGTAACGGTTCCCATACCTGTAGATACTAATATTTCACCACTTGATAAACCCAAAGCATCAGGAAGCAAAATTATTAAACTTCTACCCAGTTCATCAACTGTGGCAGTAAAATCCGTGCCTCTAATCGCTATATTTGCTGTAGGTGTTTTGAGAGTAATGTTTTGTTTGTCTATGCGATTTAGATTACCTGTTATAAACCTAGCTGTACCCAAACCAAAAGTAAGAGCCATTTTGGCTTTTGATGGGTCAGGGTCGTAGATGTATTCATCAATAATTAGCTGTGAGTATTCTGTCAAGCTTACTTTACTATCATCGAGAAAGGTAATAGCCATTCTGCCATTAGTGGTTATAGCCTCATCGTTGCTTTGAATTGCAAACTCTAAGTCTGCTTGGTAAGGTTTGTCTCTTACTATTTGTGCTGAACCGTTTAGTTCAGATATGTCTCCAATATCAGCAGCTTGTGCTTGTACCTTGGTCGTTTTGGATAACGCAAACAGTAGAACTAGCGTTCCCGCCAACCGATAAAATCTTAAGCCAGTCATTGTCTTGGGTACTCAGTTGTTGAATATTAAAGGTTCTTTGTCCACCTGTATGGTCTAAATAAAAATAACCACCTGCTGAGGCATTAACACCTGTACCAGTATAGTTTAACGTATTATCCGAGCCATCAATATCAACGTAGTTCGTGGCTCCGTCAATGTTAATGTTTGAAGTAATAGTATTATTTGAACCCTGAATAATCCAATCTAAATTTAAAGATGCTGCTATCGCAGTAGTACCTTGATTCAAAGTAAATGTATTGCCACTACCTGTGACAGCTACATTTTGGTCAGAACCGTCTGAACTGTAAGAATTGGTTGGGTCTACTTGAATAGTAAAAGAGTTTGTACCACCCGTAAAATTATACAAACCTGTAAAGTTATCAGCCCATATATCACCTAGAAACTTGTTAGTAGCACCAATCATATTAATATCAAGTGTCATCGTGTTGCCGTCTAGGTCGAGTGCTGTTAGGCTACCTGCTGATGAGGATAGTCCACCGATGATGTTGCTAATACCTAACTGCTCTAAATCTATATTTGCACCAGTACCTGACTGGTCAATAAAAATTTCGTTATCAGCAGCAAAAGCTCCTAAAGAAACAATAGCTATTAAGCTTATTAATTTATTTTTCATATTATTATTCTACTCCTTCATTTTTAGATTGTAAAACCCAGTAAGATTTGTTATAACCAATCTCGATTAATTCCAAAACTGCCGTTTCTATTGCTTTCATCAAAGCTATAGTTGTAGACTCGTTTCTTGCGTTACCAAGCTCTATTTCAACTAGCTCGGTATTTGCTTCAATAAATCTAAATACATCTTCTGATTTACCGTAGCTAAATATAGTTTTTTCAGTCATAACCTCTAATAATATCTCACCCGTAGCTACAGACACCATTCGTAAGGTTATTGCTACGCTATCTTCTCTATACATAACTGACCTACCTATACCAAGGTATCTTGCACCGGCACCTCCACTGGTAAGATTTGTCTCGTAGGCAATAACTGCACCTTCCATTAAAACACCTGCAAACAATAAGGGTCTTAATGCTTTCTTTTTTTCATCTTCAGTTGCAATCTGTTCTCTAGCTGACCTTATAAGTTGCCTTTCTTTTGTAAGATTATCTAAACCGACTCGTTCAACCACAACAAAAAATTCGCCGTTGCTTGCGTGCTTTAATGCTCTTATTAATAAGGAGCTTGGCTGTTGGGTTATGGCTGTAGAAAATAAAGCAAATTCGCTGTTGCTTTTTCTTTGTCCTGTTTGGTCTGTGAAAGATGTTGGATAGACAGCCACCACAGGCTTTACTTCGGGTGCTTTTACGTTGGCTAGTTCGCTAGATTGTAGTTCTGATATTTGAACGACATCTTTTTCTTTAAATCTTTGCTCAAAAGTATCGTCAAATTGGTCAAATATAGAGCAACTAGAAAGTAAAAGTACCGATAGGAATTGTAATTTCTGTAACTGTGCCATCTGCTTCCGTTATCTTTAGGGTTAATGTAACGCCATCGCTTGTGTATTCAATGGTGTTGCCTTCAAGTGTTATTGTACCTGAGCTTGATGGGGTTTCACCAAACAGGTTGTTTACTAATTGTCTTGAAAGCTCTGCATATACTCTTGATTCAAGATTTCGCATAAACCTTGCAAGTGTAGAGTTTTCTTTTTCTCTTTCTATTTCGTCTTGTAGAGCTTTGATTTCTTCTTTTATAGTTAATTTTCTTGAGAACTCTTGATTCTCAATTGTAAGATAATGTGATGATGTTCCCATGCCATTAAAGCTTGGGGATTTGAATTGAAAGGTTATGGTATCAGCTTTTATGTTTGTGGCGACAATACCTATAAACATAACCAAACCCATAAACACTATCCAAACTAATATTCTAGTTTTTGCTGCTTCTTCTTCTATTGTTTCTTTGTTAGTCTTTTCTTTGGTCATCTCTGTCTGCTTTAGCTATCTTTGCACTATCTATAAGCTGTGGCACTCCTAATATAGTTTTAATCATAGTATCTTGTCTTATAATTTCATTATCTAAAGACCTAATTCTATCTATCAATGCTACTAAAATACCATGCTGTGCGTCAAGTTTAGTGCCAAGGCGTTCTTCCATGGCTGCAACCTGTACGGCTACTTTTTCATCCAAGACATCTAATTTTGTTTCCATGCCATCAATAATTCTATTTATAAGTTTCCAAACAAATACGCCAAGACCTAGTGCTGCAGCAATAGGAAAGCCTAGTTCGGTTATTACTTGGACCATTCCGTCCATTATTCTACTGGTATAAAGCTACCAAGCTCTATTAACTTCTCTCTATTTACCAAATGCTCTGCTTCTATATCATCTTTGCTTTGACCAAAGTAAGCCACAGCTAGATATTTCTGTATCATCTGTTCATTCAGGTCTATATCATCAGCTATGATGCTTCCTAAAACTCTGCCAAATTTACCTTTCTTGTCAAGTTTGGTTTTTACTTTTACTAGCTTTGCACTTTGTATGTGGTCTTCTAAAAACTTAGAAGCCATCTTGCCTCTAGCTTTTTCATCTAAATCTCTTGTGCGTGATTCGGGTGTGTCAATGCCGTACAAGCGTATACGAGACTTGAAAACAATGTCAAAGCCACAGTCTATTTCTGCGTCAACTGTATCACCGTCTACAATTCTCGTTATATTACACTTGTATTCGTACATTACTTATCTTTTGCTTTCATGACATTTAATGCCAACACGTCTATAAACTTGTAAAGCTTACCAATCCAAACATCGTCTTTAGGCGTTTTAGTTACTGCAGCTATAATTGAACTACAAGTTACAATTGCTGTTACCCACATTATTATATTTGTTATCATTTTTTACCCCCTTTGGTATTATCAGATTTATCATCCATAACTTCTTCTGCTTTTTCTTTGGTAGATTCCACAAAAGAGTTTTCATAAAAACGCAAACTAGGTAAAAGCTCATTAAGCTCGAATTCTAAATTTGCGATTTTGTTTCTTAAACTTTTTATATGTCTTATAGCGACCAATTGTTCTTGTGTCATTTCTGACTCAAGTAGTTCTGTGCCATCAGGCAGTGTTGCTGTATTCTCTTCTTTGTTTTCCATATTCTCTCCTTATGGTTTTATGCACACTTGTCGGTGTGTTTGGTTAAATCTAACTATTATCAGTTATATAAGTTTTACCAGTTGCAACTGCTGCAACGTGTGTAGTTTTTTTACTACTTGCTGCTCCTGCTACGTCTGGAGTATCGTCACTAGCGTCTGATGCA